CCGGCCACCAGGAACGGCGGATGAGAAATGGCAGTCGAAATAAGAAGGGTGGAATTGGGTGGAATTGGGAGGAAAGTGGCGAAAATTGGGGGTTTTTTAGGATTTTTCGCCGGGAACGCGGGGATTGGGCAGTTTAGGACGAAATGGGCGGAAAAGTGGCTTATTGAATGGGGTTAATGTCCGTTTAACGGGGTTAACGCGCCAGGTTGTTGGTGGTTTTGAATTGGGTTGATATGGCGCGGCGGCGGGAGCGGGCGGCGAGGGTCATGCGGAGCTGGTGAAGCTGGGGGAGGGGGAGGTTTTCCCAGTCGGAGCGGGCGAATTTGTCGCGAGCAATGGCGAGGATATACGGCTCATCCTGAAGCTGGCGAATGGCATGGATCAAGCGGATGCGCGGCATGTTGACCTGGCGCAGTTGTGCATTGAGGTTATCGGGATGGAGGATGGCGTTTAATTCAGCCAGGACGCGGTCGAAGCCGGTTAGCGGGTCCACGGCGGTGAGGGATTGGAAGCCGGCGCGTTCGATGAGGGCGCGGCGCTCGGATTCGGCTTCCTGGGCATCCCAGCGCGCGCGGCGGGCGATGGCGGACCAGAGGCGCCAGAAGGTTTTGCATTGACTGGGGGTGAGTTTCATGGGGATGGATTACGAGGGAGAGGGATTGGCGGGTTCATCGAGCGGGATCAGGGTGGAGCCGTCCCAGATATTTTCGAGCCAGAAGGATTGGCTGCGGTCGGGGGATGGCTCGTAGATCGCGCACCCGGTTTCGATGCGGCCGTCTGGGAGTGGGCGGTAGATGGACATTTTTTGGCGGACGGTGCCGAGGTCCTGGATTTGGCGGCCGTGATAGGGGCCGTTGATGAGGGTCATGGTCATAGTTCGGCGTAGATATTTTTTTGGAGCCAGGGCAGCTCGCGGTTTTCCGGGACGACAAACTCCATGCCCGTGTAGCCGTAGAGATCGGCTTCGGCTCCGGCGGGGAGGATGAGACCGGCGGCGGCGGCGGCTTCGGCGGCGCCCTGGGAGAGGGGATTGATTTGGCGCTCGCGGAGCGCGGACATGGAGGATATGCCTTCGTAGGGGAACCAGTGAAGGCCGCGCGCGGCGCAGCGGGAGGCGAGCCAGATATTGTGCTCTTTGGAGCCGGTGCGGCAGAGGAGCCGGCTGGCGAAGTTTGGCTCATCGGCGAACCAGAGATCGAGCTGGCAGCTGCGGAGTTGGAGCAGGAGTTGTTTTCCGGCGCGTTCGCCGCCGCTGATGATGCGGGGCGTTTGTTCCCCGGGGCCGGGACACGGGCCGGCGGCCCGGGCGACGTAGGCGCGGGCCCATTCGAGGACGCGGTTGTCGGCGGACGCGGGCGCGCCGAACAGGTCTTTGCTTTCCTCGCGGATCGGGATGCAGACGATGTCAATATCGTGGCATTGCGGGCGGCGGCGGCGGACGCTGCCGGCCACTTCGAGGCGGGCGCAGAGCGGCGTCAATTCGCGGACGATGGCGTCGGCCCAGCGCTGGGCGGTGGCGAGGGGTATTGGCGGATTTTTCGCAGGCGGATTGCCAGGAACGGAGGTGGGAGACATAGGTTTCAGCGGCGGGGTGGAGGAGGGATCTGGCGGGCTGCGAGCAAGGCGGCGGCAAAGTCGCGGGCGCGGCGCGGATTGGTGTACACGTCATTGCGCACGGATCGGACGGCGTGGAAGGCGGCGTGCGGGTGGCGGCGGAACAGGGCGCCAAGGCGTTTGAATCCGAGCCCGGACAGGTGATGGCAGAAGTAGATGGCCAGGAAGCGGGGCCAGACCAGGCGCTGGTGGCGGCGGCGGGAGAGGAGGCTGCGAATGGAGACGCCGTAACGGTCGGCGACGAAGCGCAGCAGGGACTGGGCGTGGCGCTGTTGGAGGCGGGCGACCTGGGGTTTGAATCGCATCAGCAATTTTCCGGGAAGTCCGGCAGGCAGGGTTGTTCCGCGGCGGGCGGCGGCTGGATGTGATTGGCGCGCAGCCAGGCGCGGGCGAGCTCGCGGCTGCGAAGCTGGAGGAGATCAAGCTTGCGGCCTTTGGCGGAGGGGTGGGGGGATTTGACGCGGCCGCAGACCTGGAGCAGGCCCTGGGCGATGAGGGCGCCGGTGGCGGCGCCGGAGATGTGTTTGTTGACGACGACCTCGGCGGGCAAATCCGCGGCGGTAAATTCCGGGTGTTGGAGGCCGATGAGGAGGAGGGCGGCCTGGGCGCGGATCATGGCCTTTGGCTTGAAGCTGACCAGGAGGCAGACGGCGCGGAGGAATGAGGGATCTAGGGTGGTGGTCATGTGGAGTTCGACTTGGTGGATGCCGGCGCCGAGGCCCTTGGGCGGCTGGGCCAGCGGAAGGTTGCGGTGACTTTGACGACGCGGGCCTGTCGAAAGCCGCTGGCGATGAAATCGCGTTTGATCCTTACCGCTTCCTTGCGGGTGTAGGCCAGCAGCGGGCCGGAATGGAGACTGGAGGCCAGCCTGGCGCGGCGCGGGTCCATGAAACAGGGCAATTGGATGGCGTAGAAGGATTCGTTTTGGGTGGGCATAAATAAGGAGCTTAGCGGACGCGAGGGATTACCCAGCCGAGGGCCAGGCCGATGGCCAGGCCGATGCCGGACCAGATCGCGGCGGCCAGCAGGAAGCGGCAGGCGCGGGCGGCGGCGGCGCGGCGGCGGCGGCGGGCGGCGCGCAGATTGATTTCGTCGGCGTAGTCGGCGCCGCATCCGGTTTGGCGCGGCGCGAGGCGGTGGCGAATGGGAGTGAGTGTTAGCATGGCGTTCATTCGGGGTTAAAAGATTTCGCCGTCGTCATCGTCGTCATTGGCCTCAACAGCGGATTGGAAGCCAAAATCTGCTTGAGGCGGGTCCACCTTCTTGTCGGCGATCAATTTTTGGAGATCGTAGCATTGGAATGGCCGGGCGGCGCATTTTACGGCGAGGCCGATGGCGATTTGCCGGTCGGTGGGGCTGATGCAGTAGATGGCGTCCGGCGCGTAGATCCGGGAGAACTGGATCACCCCGTTGGCGTCGGGCACGTCCACGCGGAGGAATCCGCGTCCCGCAATGTTGACTTCGCAGACCAGCCCAGCGATGCGCTGGTGGCCCATGAGTTCGACGAGCGCCCAATGCTCGAAATGTTGGTTGCTGGATTCTTGTGATTGAGAAGGAGTCATAGATTTATTTTTGGTTGTGAGGTTGATGGTTAGTTGTCGGCGGCGGCGTCGGCGAGGAGGGCGGTGACGATTTTATCCACGTCGGAGTCCACGGCGCGGATGACGATTTGGTCGCCGGGGTCTTCGAGGCTGAGGCCGAGGCGTTTGAGGTCTTTGGGGCCGAGCTCGGCGAGGGCTTTTTTGTTGGGGGACAGCTTCGTGACAATCAGGGTTTCGGCCAGGTCGGGGAAGTGTTTGCGGATGAGGTCGCAGGCCTGGTCGGGGTCGGGGCAGACGAGTTTCAGCTTGCCTTTTTCGTAGCCGCATTTGAGGCCGTGAAAGATGACGGTGCGGGGCTGGACGAAGAGATCGGGGGCGGCGGCGATGTCGGCGCGGAGCTGGTGTTCGGATTCGGCGGCGCGGGCGACGGCGCGTTTGATGTCGGGCAGGGCGACGCGCTTGATGGCGGCGATCTGGTCGTTGAGGGCCTGGACGATTTGTTTGAGGGCGTCGCGGTTGTCGGCGTGTTTTTTGGCGGCGGCTTCGATGGTGGCGAGGGATATTTTTTTGCTGGTATTCATTTTAATATGAGGGTTTAATGAGGGGTTAACGGTTTTGGTTTTGGGGGACAGGGAATCCGAGGAACCGGGCGATGAGGGCGCGGTCCCGTGGTTGGGGTTCGAGGCGGAGCGAGTCGGAGCCGATTTGTGGGATGACGACATCCGGGGGGCTGACCAGGAGGAACCCAGCGCTGAGCGGCGTGCTGCCGGCGGGCAGCGCGTCGCGGTGCATGATGGTGGCGGGGAAGAGGATGGGTGCCGGTTCGCCATCCTGGCCGGCGATAATGATGTATTTGGCGATGCAGGTTGACGACTCGCCGGCGGCGCGGGCGAGGCGGGCGTGGGTGGGGAGGAGGGATTCAACGGCGGTCATGGGAGAGTGGGGATTGAGGTGTGAGACTTGAGACCGGAGACTTGAGACCGGAGACTTGAGACCTGAGACTTGAGACCTGATGTTTTCATGCGGACAGTTTTCTGGCGATGGCGTGGAGGCGGAGCTGGCGGCGGAGTTCGGCGCGGCGGCGGCGGAGTTTGAGGTGGAGGGCTTCGAGGGTGGCCTCGGTGGTTTCGATGGCGGCGTCGGTGCGCTGAATGGCGCGCTGGAGGAGTTCGAGCTCCAGCTCGCGGGAGGAGAGCTGGCGCAGCAGTGGAACGGATTTTTTTTGGGCCTTTGTTTTCATAAGATGCGGACGCGGTTATGGAGTTATCGGCCTTCGAGGTGGGCGATGCCGTCGCGGGCGATTTGGACGTGCGACCAGTTGAGCTTCTGTTTTTTCTGGGCGGCCATTTTTGAGGCGATGCGGAGCAGGGTTAACCATTTGCCGAGGGCCTGTTTTTGGATGACCTCGGTTTGAACTTCGAGGGCGGGGCCGGCGGCCGGGGGCAGGCCGTAGGCGGCGGCGAAGGCGGCGAGGTCCTGGCTGGTGGGGAGGTGGGGGACATTATAGGTGTACATGCCGCGGCGGACGGTCTGCTGGAAGAACTTTTCCATCGGGCCGTGCAGGGCTTTTTGGAACGAGCTGTTGGCGATGAGCACCACGCCGCATTTGCGGAGGTCGAAGACCTCGCGGATAAACTCGATGGTTTCGAGGCGCTGGTAGCCGCGGGATTCTTTGAGGCAATGGTGGACCTCGTCAATGATCCAGAGCATCCGGGAGTCGAAGGCGGCGATGATGCGTTCGGCGACGGCGGCGGTTTTGGCGCCGGAGGGGATGCGAAGCTGCTGGGCGGCGCGGATGATGAAGTGGGAGCGGAGGCCGTCGGAGGGCATGCGGGTGTAAACCGTGCGGCCGGGATTTTTGGCGGCGTATTGTTCGCACGCCTCGGTTTTTCCGACCTGGCCATCGCCGACGATGAAGGCCATGCGTTGGAACTCGAAGGCGCCGTCGCAGATTTTCCAAATGCGCTCGGAGAGGCGGGTGGGGATGAAGGGGAGTTTGCGGCCCTGGGCGCGGCGGTCTTCGAGCTCGAAGTAGGCTTCGATTTCGGAGACGGTATCATCGAGCTTGGCTTCGTATTTTCCGCGGAAGATGAGGCCGATGGTGGCGGGGCTGCGGCTGATGAGCGCGCCAACTTCCTGGAGCGAGAGGTTATTTTCCGCGTAGTGGGCATGCAGGCGGCGGATGGCGTTGCGCTGGTGATCGGGGAGGTCGGCGGTGGCTTTATAGACCAGGTCGCCGGGGATGCGGTTTCTGGATTCGGCGGACAGATCGAGGGCGGGTTCCGTTTCGAGTTTGAGGGAGGCGGATGGAGGCGTGGTCATAGGTATTATCCGGGTATGATGGTTTATTGTTGTGGTTCAGGCTCGAACGCCGACATGGCGGCGAGCAAATCTTCGGCGGCTTCGGCGGCGCGGGCGGAATGTTGTTGCTGTTCGGCGGTGGCGGTTTGGCGGCGCTCGGCGCGGAGGGCGCAGAGGGTGGCGGCGACGGCGGAGCGGCTGGCGCTGGGGCCGGCGGCGTCCGGGAGGGCGGGGACGGAGGCGGCGGCGGTGTCGTGGTAGGCGCGGCCGGTGGCGGCGAGCTCGGAGTTATGGGCGCGGAGGGTTTCGAGGCCGGCGGTTTCGGGTTCGAGGAGGCGGGCGGCGGTTTGGCGCGCGGATTGGAGGGCGGCGGCGGTGTAGCGCATGGCCTGGGCTAGGAGCTCGGGCTCGCGGGCTTTGACGCGGGCGCGGCGCGCCCAGGTGCCGAGCCAGCGGCCGTGTCCGTCGGTGACGTGGAGGAAGGCGGGGTCGTCGGGGTTGAGGTAGCCGAGCAGCGGAGCGCGGAGGCTGGCGAGTAGGCGGCGTCCGTGTTCCGGGGCGGGCGGGGCGAAGACGAGTTTTTGGCCGTCGCGCGGAAACGCGATTTCGCCGGCGTCATTGACCTGGGATTTGGAGATGGATCGGGCGGTATGGGTCAGGAAGGCAATGATGGCGTCCGGCGGGCAATGCGTCCATTGGCCGTGGCAGGCGGCCATGAGCTGGATGGCGCGTTCGACGGGGCTTTCCTTGCGGCGGCGGAACGAGACGCCGCTGGCGGCGGCGCGGAACGTGGACTGCGGCTGCCACTGGCGGGTTGCGGGGTCGTACCATTCGATGATTTCAGCGAATCCTTCGAGGTCGTGGTCGTGGCGGAAATTCTGCTCCAGGCAGAAGCGGGTGAGGTATTCGCGGGCCTGGGCGGGAGTGAGGAGCGGGTATTGTTCCCGGCCGCGGAGGTGTTCGGGGAGCGAGTTTCGAAGCTGCCACACCTGTACGGCTTCATCGCAACGCGCTTCGAGGTCGGCGGGCCGGATGTCCCAGCGGTTTCCGGTTTGGCCGGGGATATAAGAGGATTGGGTATGGAAAAGCCGGTTGTGGGATTCGTGGCTGGCTTTGCCGCGGGAATTGCCTTTTTTCTTTTCGGCGTAGCCGGCGGGCGAGTGGGATCCGATCATGGAAGTGAAGTGGAACTGGATCCGGCCGGGGAGCATTTCGGCGAGGGCGGCAGCGTCGCCGGGGTTGAGGGAGGCGGTGCCGCGTTCGAGGGTCCAATGAGACGTGTACGGGGGGAGCGGGTAGCGTTCGAGAATCCAGGCGGCGAGCTGTTTCATGTCTCGAATGCCGATGCTGGATTTGGAGCCGTCGGCGCGGACAGTGCGCGGGTGCATCACGTAGCCAAGGACGAGGCTGGTGGCGTGGTCGCGGGCGACGAGGAGCCAGAGCTCGCAGGGCTGGCCGGAGGCGGGGTCAAAGATGAGCCAGTCCACGCGCACGTCGTCAATGGTGATGTGTTCCAGAAAGTGCAGGCCGTTGCGGGTGGTGAGCTGGTGGGGGAGGCGTTCGAGGGCGGCGGCGGAGCCTTGCTGGATGAGGGCGGCGGCGGCGGCGGTGAGCCGGGCGCGTTTTTTGATCTGGCGGAGGAGATTCGAGTAGGAGAGGCCGCGAGGGATGAAGGCGGTGTTGCGGGCGGGCCAGAGGGATTCGTAGCCGGGGATGGGCTCGGGTTTTCCGTGGTGGTTGAGGCCGGTGCGCCATTGGCGGTGGAGGGAGAGGATGGCCTGGCGTTTGGCGTCACCGCGTTTGAAGGCGGCGACGCGCTGCTCGATATATTCGAGGGTAGGTTCGGCGAGGCCGTTGGCGCGGGATTTCCAGGCGGCGCCGGCGCGGGCGCGGTTGACCAGGGAGATCCAGTCGTGGGTTTTTTGGTAGAGATCGTAGCGGGCGCGGAACTGTTTGGGGCCGCAGGTGAGGGCGTGGGCGAAGTGGCGCCAGGTTTTGGCGCAGGATTGAGTGACGCTTAACCCGCGGTTAACGGCGGCTTGAACGGCGCTGAAAGCGCCCTGGCCGGGCGCGCGGCCGAGGAGGCAGCGGAGCTCGGCTTTGAGGGCGGCGGGGAGGGTGCCGAAGAGCTGCGGCTCGGCATCGAAATGCGGGGCGGGCGCGCGGGAATCGAGGCAAGCTGGGATGTCCAGGACGGGCAAGATGGCGTGGGGGGCCGGGGTTTGGCCGGGGCAGGCCAGGGTGGTTGAGGAGGCAAGGGCCAGCGGGGGAGAGAGAGTGCCGCGTCCGTGGTTTTCGGCTGCCGCTGCGGCGACGGCACAAATACGACTCCTGTTAGAATGGCCGGTGGGAGGGGCGCACTCACGGCTTGCGCCAACGGCCGGTTCGACGCCGGGCCGGGATATGATGGAAGCCGCGCTGCTGAGACGCGGGGTGTCGAAATTGGATGCCAGGGATGGGAGGCCGGGATGGGAGGGATGAGAGGGATGGGAAGAATGGTCTGGCATAAGGTTATTTGAGGTTGCGGAGATAGCCGCTGGCGTAGGCAATGGCCTGGCTGAGCTCCTTTCGGATTTCCGAGTTGAAGTTTGGATGGCCCAGGCGGTCGTCGCTGGCGGCGTGGAGCAGCCAATCGGCGACCTGGTGGGCGAAGATTTCGTCGGCTTCGAGCTGGGCGGCTTCGTCGCGCTGGGCTGCGAGGAGGCGCATTTCGCGGGTGCAGCCCTTGCCGGAACGGTTGCCGGGGGTGGAGACGTAGCAGTCGTCTTCGACTTTGGCCTGCTTAAACTGTAGAAATAACTGCTGTTGCGTCTTTCCTTCGATGATGGGTTCGATCTCTTTTGGGAGACGGCCTGGCTGGCAAAAGGGCAAAATTTGCCCTTTTGAGGGCTGGAGATTGGCCGCTTCCAAGGCTCCTTTCCCGATGGTCAGGTAGAAACTGGTGGTTCGATATGGCAGATCAGGAATATTTGTCTCAACCCACCGGCGGAACTGTCCGTGTGGGATGGAGCCGTCGGCTTTTCCGCGGGCTTTTACCTGCTGGAGGAGCAGCCCGAGCCAGACGGCGCGGCGTGTGGCGTCGAAGAGCGCCTGGGTGATGGAGGCGAAGTTGTCACGGATTAGCTGGGCGGCTTCGGCGTGCCAGGCTGGGGCGCGGCGGGAGATGGTTTTGGCGGCGGGCGGGTTGGTCTGAATGACGGCGGGCAGCATAATCCTATACCAGGAGACGGGTTTCTAAAAAGGTTTGGACGGCGCGCAGGGTGAAGAGCGGGGATCCGCCCGGGCCGGGGCGGCGATGGGTGCGCGGGGCTTCGGGCAGCGCGCCGGAGTCTATGAGCCGGCGCAGGGAGGTGCGGCGGATCCCGAAGACGCGGCTGAGCTGGGGGCCGGAGACATGCGGGCGCGGATCGAGGTGGTTGAGGATCGCGGCGACGGCTTCCCGGGGCGTGGGCGGGTTGGGGGCGGGGATGTGATAGGGGTCGGCGAGGAGGCGGGATAGCGCTGGGTAATCGAGGGCGGCGACGCTGCGGGAGAGCAGGCGCAGGAAGGGTTTGCGGCCGCGGCGGCGGGAGGCGGAGAAATCCCAGGCCCAGATGGCGCCGCGTTCGATGAGCTGGCGGATTTGGGCTTCGGTGATGGATGGAACGGCGCGGCTGAGGACGCCAACGGCAGTCCCGAGCTCCATGATTGGGCGGATGTATAGTATATCAGGCGCGGAGGCGGTCATGGGAGGCGGTTGGTTTGCTGGAGGTTGCGGTAACGGCGGGTGAGGGAGGCGGAGATGCGGTGTCCGTGGAGGACTCGGCTGAGGTGCTCCCGGGTGACGCCGAGGACGGCAGCATCGCGGGAGATGTTGCGGAGCGCGGCGGCGCGCGTGGCCTGGATTTTTGGCTTTAAAGTCCGTTGCTGGCGGCGTATTTGTTTATCTAAGTGACGAGTCACGATGCGGAATCTATTCACAAATTAATAGAAGGTCAACAAGAATTTTATTCTTTTTTCACCTCTTTTCTCCTCCGTATAAGTACGGACAAAAAAAGTGTTGCGTCAGATAATCGTATATGTGATATTTGAGGCGTAAAAGAGAGCGGCCCCAGTAAGGCGGCTCGAAAACGAAAGAGAAAAACATGAATACGACGAAAGAAAATGGAATGGCGAACGAGACGGTGACGGTGCCGGTGTTCCGAGAGGATGGCGGCGAGGGCAGTTATCCGGTGGAGCTGACGCCGGAGCAGGCGGCGGCGGCGCTGGCGCGGGCGGTGGCGGAGCTGCGGGCGGAGCGCGTGGGGAATGATGAGTGGCGTTACCGTGACGACAACAAATTCGCGTGCGCGGTGACGCGGCTGGACCTGATTACCCTGGGGGCCGGGCTGCTGGATGAGCGGGGGGTGGATTATGGGGTCTGGTGTAATTATCACGGGCATGTGATTGAGGAAAAAAGTGAAAAGTGAGAATTGAAACGACACAATAAAATGAAAACCAGAACTGAAATCGAGAGGGAGCTGAGGAGAAAATATAACGGATACCACCCAGAATTATGGACAGACAGCGAACGCTGTGAGTTGGAGGCGGTAAAAGCCGCGAATCGTGCGCTCACCGGCGGCCGCGTCTCCATTAATCTGCCGGCACCATCCAAAGTCCTGTCACCGGAGGTGGATCCGGCCTTGGGGGTGGCGGCGGAGATATTGGCCCTATTCCCACAGCGGACAAAGGCCGGCCGGCCAAAGCGCGCTAGCCGCTACGGTTTTTTCGTGCTTGGAGATGGCGGCGATCTTTTTTATTATGAACCACACCACGGGGTTCAGGAGTTTCATGGGAATATCATCGAAGATAAATTTGATGAAAAGGAGCTGCTCGATTTCTTTGCTGATTTCGAGGATTAAACGACCTGGCGGCGGAGATTCTGGGCTGGGTATTGAAAAAAGAAAATGAGAATGGAGGATGAGATGCGGCGGACAGATGAGACGGATGGGACGGATCAGGTTAAGATGAGACGGGAGGTGAGCGCGGCGGCGCGGATGCTGGGGCGGCTTGGGCGTGGGGTGCCGAAGCGGTTTACGGCGGCGGAGCGGGAGCGGCGGCGGCGGCGGCTGGCGGCGGCGCGGGAGAAGCGGTGGAAGTTAGAAGTTGGAAGTGAGAAAAGCCGTTGATCGGGGGGCCGATCAACGGCTGAATTTTTTTAGCCTGGGGGATTTTGGGCGGGGAGTCAATGGGAAATTTTGCGGGCGGCGGGCTGGGTGGGGCGTGAGCTGCCGGTGTGGCGGGATTGCCCCGGTGACGTTTTGGGGGGTGATAGATTGGAGGCGTGATAATTTTGCCGCCTCCGATTCCCATGCGGGCGCCCGGCGCCCGGGCGCGCGCCGCGCGCAGAGGGGGGCATTTTGTCCGGTTTTCCGCGGTTGTACGGGCTGGAGGCGCTCGTTCTGGGGCGGGAGGCCGGACGTTTTTTTTATGCTGCGAATGATTTATCCCGAGGCGGTGCTGGCGGGCGGTTTTCTGCTGGCGTGCATTGCGCTCGGGCTGTCGGCGGGAGTTTACAAGTCCCTTCCGGCGGCGGGAGCAACCACGGACTTGGGAGGATTAGTCATGGCGAAGTTGAATGAATTGGCGGAGCAGTTGAATCAGATCACGACGCAGTTGGAGAAGGCGCGGGTGGAGGTGGTAGAGCGGGTGAACGCGCTGGTGGCGGCGCTGGAGGATGTGGGGCTGCCGGCGGAAGCCGAAGCCGCGCTGGAGGCGTTGAAGGCAAAGGCGCAGGAGCTGGATGATTTGAACCCGGACGCGACGGAGGAATGAGAGGAGCGAGCTATGCGATTGACGCTGTTGGTGTTGGCGGTGGCGGCGGCGGGGGCGGGGTGCGTGGGGGTGCCGCAGACGACGATTTCCGGGACGCTGGGCGGGACGCCGTTTTCATTGTCGTCGCCGAAGGATTCGACGCTGGTGGGGCTGCGGCTGGAGTCCAATACGAACGGGGTGATGCAGTTGCGGATTGAGCGGCTGGAGGTGCGCATGAATCCCGATGTGGTGAGCATGACGGGCCGGGCGCAGGTGGACCTGGTGAACGCGGTGGCGGCGGGGGTGGCGGAGGCGGCGGGCCGGACGGCGGGCCAGGCGGCGGCGGCGGCGGTGAAGCCTTGAGGATGGCGAAGGCGTTTCAACCGTATCCGCCGCTGCCTGAGCTGGAGATCGGCGACGTGCTGCTGTATGCGCCGGCGTGGCATAACGCGGTGGGGCTGATTATCGCCGTGAAAACCTGGACGGCGCTGTCGCACGCGGAATCGTACGCTGGGCGCGGGCTGAGCTATGGGGCGCGGATCGAGGGGGTGGATGTGTGGCCGGTGCGGATAGACAGATACCTGCGCTACATTCGGCGGCCGGTGCTGCCGCCGGGTCGGGTGTTTGACGAGGACGCGGCCTGGCGGGCGATCGCGCCGATGCTGGGGCGGCCCTACCAGGTGAGCGGGTTTGGCGCGTTTTTCGCGCCCTGGAGCCGGGCGCGGCGCGCGAGCCGGATTTGCAGCGTGCTGTCGGCGTACCATTTGCGCGGCGGCGGGTGCGAGGTTTTCAATCCAGATCTGGAAGAGGCGGATGTTGCGCCGGCGCAGTTGTATCAGACGCCGGGGTTGCGGACGATTTGGGAGCGGCAGAAGCGGCAGCCGGGGGCTGGAGACCGGAAACCGGAGACCGGAGACGGGAGGCCGGAACGCTGAAATGGTGAACGGGCTGGACATGCGGGTGGCGCGGTGGTGCGCGGGGCTGAGCGCGCGGGCGTATGAGCGGGCGACGATCGAGACGATGCGCTGTCATGTGCTGGTGGAGGAATTTGAGGGGCTGCTGGGGCTGGCGTTTCGGGGATCGGCGGCGACGCGGGACTGGCTGACGAACGCGCGGGCGCGGCGGGCGATGATCGCCGGGGGGGTGAGCGTGCACCAGGGATTTTGGGAGAGTGTGGACGGGATCATTGCGCAGGCGCGGCGGCTGGATCAGCGGCAGCAGCCGCCGCCGGTGCTGGTGACGGGCCACTCGAAGGGGGCGGCGGAGGCGTTGATTTACGCGTGGCGGCTGGCGCGCGAGGGGCGGCCGGTGGCTGGGGTGTACACGTTTGGGGGGCCGCGGGTGGGGGACGCGGGGTGGCGGCGGAGCTACGACGAGCTGCTGGGAGGGGTGACGTGGCGGTTTGTGCACCAGGCGGACGGGGTGGCGCGGATTCCGGGCTGGCTGCTGGGGTGGCGTCATGCGGGGACGGAGGTGCTGCTGCCGGCGACGGGCGGGGTGGTGGCGCGGCCGCGGTGGTGGTTCAAGGCGGCGCAGAGCCTGGCGGGGATCTGGCGGGAGTGGACGCAGGGGCGGCTGGCGGTGGCGGCGGATCACCCGGTGGAGCGGTATGTGGAGCGGCTGGGGAAAAGCTGAGGGGACAAGGAAAATGATATGGGAACCCTGATGCAATACGCGATTTTGATCCTGGTGGCGGTTTCAGCGGTGATGGCGATCGCGTCGTATTTCGCGACCCGGAGGGAAGTAGATGACGTGAAAGTGCGTCTGGTCAAGTTGGAGGACCATGCTTCCGAGATGTCGGGGTACGTGCGGCGGGAGGAGTGCTCGGGGTTGCACGCGGCGAACACGCACGAGCATGAGAACCTGTGCCGAAAATTGAGCAGCGTGGAGCGGGCGGCGGCGACGGCGCTGTCGTCGGAAATCAAAAATCTGCGGGATGAGTGGCGGGCGGATGTGAAGGCGATGCAGGCGACTTTGGGGGCGTTCCAGGAGGCGATCGGGAAACTGAAAGCCTCGTCGGCGCTGCAGACGGCGCAGTTGGATCGGGTGGACAAGAAGCTGGACAGCATACAGATGCAGCGTGGGTGAGGGATGAGACTGGAGACCTGAAACCTGAGACCTGAGACCTGAAACCTGAGACCGGAGATGAACGAGGTGAATGTGATTAAACGGTTTATTTTGCGGGCGCTGATGGCGGCGTACCCGACGCCGCTGCCGGGGGAGGCGCTGGACGCGGCGGTACGGACGGGGGTGAACCCGCGGCCGCTGATGTCGGATGTGGAGCTGGCAAAGCGGGACCTGGAGGCGCGGGGGATGATCGTGGGGACGCGCGATCCGGTGGACGATAGTGTGAGCTGGGCGCTGACGCCGGCGGGGGTGATCCAGGCCAAGCCGTTGTGAATGAGAATGGCGAAAGCAAAGAGCAGCAAGCTGGATCCGCACGCGGAGCGGCTGACCGAGTGGTTTTTGGCGGGGAAAACCCTGGCCGAAGCGCGCGAGCTGCTGCGGCAGGCCGGGTGCGCCGTTTCGTTGTCACGGTTATCGGTGTGGTGGGAATCGCGGCAGGCGGCGCGGGCGGAGGAGGCGCTGCTGCGGCGGATTACATCGGGGGCGGAGCAGGTGCGGACGGTGGAGCGGGCGTTTGGGGAGAATCCGGCGCCGGAGCTGGCGACCATTATCAAGCTGCACCGGGTGCTGGCGATGCAGTTCGCGACGGCGGGATCGAGCTCGCCGGCGCTGCTGGAAGTGAGCGAGCGCGCGACGCGGATGGCGCTGGAGTTTGCCAAGCTGGAGGAGAAGCGGGCGGCGCGGGAGCTGGCGGAGCAGAAGTATCGGGATCTGGTGGCGGAACGGAAGCGGGCGATCGAGGCGGAGCTGGGCAAGGCGCGGACGGGCGGGGGGATCACGCCGGAGACGCTGGAACGGATCGAGCGGGAGCTGAAACTGTTGTGAGCGCGGCGCGAAAAAGCGGGAAAGCCGGGAGCGCGGGGCGGGAGGAGAGCTATTTTCTGCCCTACCAGGCGGCGTGGATCCGGGACGAGTCGCGGCTGAAGATCGTGGAGAAGTCGCGGCAGATCGGGTTTTCGTACTGCGACGCGTATGATTCGGTGCGGAAGGTGGCGCCGCGGGGGGCGCGGCTGGACGTGTGGGTGTCGTCGCGGGACGAGCTGCAGGCGAAGCAGTATCTGCACTATTGCAAACGGTGGGCGAAGGTGTTGCACCACGCGGCGGAGGATTTGGGGGAGGTGCTGATAGACGCGGAACGGAATTTGACGGCGTACATGCTGCGATTTGCGAACGGGCGGACGATTGGATGCGTGTCGTCGAACCCGGACGCGATCGCGGGGAAGAGCGCGCATGTGAAGATTGACGAGTTTGCGCTGCGGAAGCCGGAGCATCAGCGGGAGGCGTACGCGGTGGGGAAACCCGCGACGCAGTGGGGCGGGCAGTTGGTCTTGATTTCGACGCACCGGGGCGTGGGGAGCCTGTTTAATTCGATTATCCGGGACATTCGGGAGCGGGGGAACCCGATGGGGTGGTCGCTGCACTCGGTGCCGATCCAGGCGGCGGTGGAGCAGGGGCTGGTGGAGAAGATCAACGCGGCGACGGGGGGCCGGGAGACGCGGGAGGAGTTCCTGGCGCGGCTGCGGCGGGAGTGCATAGACGAGGAGCAATGGCTGCAGGAGTATTGCTGCCAGCCGGCGGATGAGGCGACGGCGTTCATCAGCTATGAAATGATCACGCAGGCGGAGGATGACTCGGCGCGGAAGGATTTCGGCTACCTGGAGCGGTGCCGGAACCCGTTGTATATCGGGTTTGACGTGGCGCGGAAGCAGCATTTGTCCGTGATAGACGTGGAGGAAAAGGTGGGGGACGTGTATTGGGAGCGGCTGCGGATCGAGCTGCGAAACCAGACCTTTTCGGCGCAGGAAGCGGAGCTGGATCGAATGCTGGCGCTGCCGGCGGCGCGGCGGTGCTGCATTGACGCGACGGGGCTGGGGGCGCAACTGGCGGAGCGGGCGCGGCAGCGGTGGGGCTACCGGGTGGAGGGGCTGACTTTTACGGCGGCGACGAAGGAGGCCCTGGCGTTTCCGCTGCGGGGCGCGCTGGAGGATCGGCGGCTGCGGTTTGCGCGGGACGAGAAGCTGCGTTCGGATTTGCGGGGGATCAAGAAGGAAACCACGGCGGCGGGGAACATCCGGTTTGCGGGGGAGAGCCAGGACAGCCATTGCGACCGTTTTTGGGCGAAGGCGCTGGCGCTGCACGCGGGGTCGGATCCGGGGGTTTGCTGGCGGTTTATGCCGGCGGAGGGGCGCCGGGCGGCGGCGCTGGCGTGGCGGCGGGAAGGGAGTTTGGAGGGATGAGGGCAATGGGTGGACAATGGAACGCGCTGGAAACGGCCTGTACGGGCCTGGGGCGGCTTGGGGGGTATTGGGGTATAGGCGGGCGGTTAGGACGCGCCATAAGCGACGTTAAGGGGGGATTAACCGTATTTCCGCGCGCGATGTGATTATGGCCAGGAGCGTTCAGAGCAATTCAACGGGCGGCCGGCGGATTACGCGGCAGGGGACGGCGGCGGGCGGCGCGGGCCGGGCGGTGAGCGCGGCGAACCGGTGGCGGGAGAATTACAACGCGGCGCGGGGTCTGACGATGCGGCGGGTGGTGGAGCTGCTGGAGGCGGGCCAGCGCGGGGATACCGCGCTTTTGCAATGGACGTATGCGACGGCGGAGCGGAGGTACTCGACACTGAACGGGTTGATGAGCCGCTGCGAGGCGCCGCTGACGAATTTCGACTGGACGGTGCGGATCAAGGAAGAGCTGCCCGAGATGGCGGGTGCGGGGGGCGCGGACGGGGACGGGAAAGCGGACAGCGCGGTGCTGGAGATGGCGGAGCGGCAGCGGGTGACGCTGCGGGACGCCTATGAGCGGGTGGATAATTTGCGCGAGGCCATCCGGCATCTTCATCTGGCAGAATTTCGGGGGTATGCGCACTTGCAGAAGCACCGGGATGCGAACGGGGACGTGACGCACCTGGAGCCATTGAATCAATGGTGCGTGTGCCGGGACGGGCTGGAGGGGGATTGGTTTTGGAACCCGGAGGCGCGGATGGGGGCGACGTCGCTGGGGGAGGAGAACCGGATAGGGGGGCCGGCGCTGCCGCTGGAGGATTTCATCATCCAGGAATGCGCGCGGCCGATAGACGAGGTGGGGCTGCGGAATTACGTGCGCTCCGCGTTGTGCGACAAGAACTGGGATGGTTTTGTGGAAATCTACGGGATTCCGGGCGGGGTGGTGGTGATGCCGCCGAACGTGCCGCAGGGGCGGGAATCGGAATACGAGGCGGCGGCGAAACAGGTGGCGGAGGGGGGGAGCGGGGCGATCCCGAGCGGGGCGGATTACAAGGCCAATGACGGGCCGCGGGGGGTGGATCCGTTTACGCCGCGGCTGACGCGGCTGGACGCGGAGCTGGTGCTGGTGGGGACGGGCGGGAAGCTTACCATGCTGGCGGAAAGCGGGAGCGGAACGCTGGCGGGCGGGGCGCACCAGGACACGTTTACCGAGATCGCGGCGGCGCGGGCGAAGACGATCAGCGAACGGTTTCAGCGAGACTTCGACGCGGAAGTGCTGGCGCGGAAGCATCCGGGCGAGCCGGCGCTGGTTTATTTCGTGTTCGGGGTGCCCGACCGGGATGACGAGGCGACGGTGGCATTCAAGCGGGCGACGCTGCAGGCGTGGTCGCAGCATGCGACGGTGAGCGCGGTGCTGGCGAATTTGACGGACATCAAGGAGACCGTCAGGGATACGGGCCTGGCGGTGAACGAGGAGTATGTGGATCCGTATATCCCGGTGCGGGACCAGAGCGGGCGGCTGGTGACGGGGGATGTGGTGCGGGACAGCGAGGGGGATATTGTGGGCGGCGTGGCGGAGGGCGGCGCGGCGGCGGCGCCGGGGCCGGCGGGTGTTCCGTTTGGAGGCGTGCGGAACCGCGAGGGGATGGTAGAACAGGGAGAGAACGGCGAGCTGGAGGCGGCGGGGCGGCGGCTGGTGGTGGAGGCGCTGGCGTCGGAATTTGCGGGGATCAACGAGCGGCTGGCGGCGATCGCGGAGATAACGGATCCGGAGCTGCAGAAGCGAAAGCTGGCGGAGGCGCTGGCGGAGCTGGATCGGTTTGAGCTGGATCTGGCGAAAGATCCGGCGGTGGCGGGGGCGATCTACAAGATTTTGGCGGCGGGATTGGGGAACGGGCTGGCGGAGAAGGCCGGCGAGTCAACGGAGGGCAAAGCAGAATGAACGCGAGCATATTGAATCGGGATTTCGAGCATCCGGCGGATGGGTGGTATCAGATTGAGGCGAAGGGGCGGCATCCGAACCGGGCGGCGGGGGTGGTGCAGGTGATTGACGACGAGGCGGCGGCGGCGATTGTGAACCGGTTTAACGCGGACGCGGCGGCGGGGTCGTTGCGGCACGGGCATGAGATGCTGGTGGATCACGAGCATTACAGCGACCAGGCGGACAAGGAGACGCGGGCGTATGGGTGGCTGACGCGGCTGGCGAACCGGGCGGACGGGATTTACGGGCAAATCCGGTGGACGGGGACGGGGCGGGCGGCGGTGGACGGTGGGGATTACCGATTTTTCTCCACGGAATACGAGCCGGGGGATTGCCGGGTGGTGAATCGGAAGGAGGGGGCGGCGGGGAGCCAGGGGCTGCGGGAAGTGCGGCCGCTGCGGCTGGCGGGGCTGACGCTGACAAACATGCACAACAATCGGGGGCAGAAACCGATCACGAACCGGGGGGAGGGGGAGGAAGGATTTCGCCACGGCCTCGGGGCCGCGGCGAGCAGTAACAGTGAACCAAGAACGAAAGAGATAAAAACGATGAAGAGTGTAGCAATGAAGCTTGGGCTCGCCGCGGACGCATCCGAAGAAGCTGTGTTGGCGGAGTTGGCCAAGGTAATGAACCGGGAGGCCGAGGCGCAGGCCAGGGCGCTCCCATTGACGCAGCGCGTGAGCGCGCTGGAGGCGGAGAACCGGCAGTTGCTGGAGGAGCAGATCGGGGCAGACTTCGCGGCGGCGGGGGTGACGGACGAGAAGATCGTGAACCGTTACCGGGGGCTGCTGGCGGACGCGGCCCACTTCGCGAACCGCGAGGCGCGGCTGGCGTTCATCCGGGATCTGGCGCCGCGGGGGGGCGAGGCGCAGAAGAAGCTGATGAACCGGGAGACGAAGGCGCCCGGGACGGCGGCGGCGGATCCGGACGGCGAGCGGGCGCGGCTGGTGGAGAATTACCGGATTCAAAACCGGTGCAGTTTTGAGGCGGCCTGGACGGCGGTGCAGCGGGCGCGGCCGGAGTTGTTCCAGGCGGAGCATTGAGCAAGCGAATCAAAGAAAGGAAAGCAGAGATTATGAGTAAAAAATATCGAGACGATGGGATCATCGCGCTGACGCCGGCGGCGGACTACACGGCGAAGAAAGGCTACCTGGTGACGATGGCGGGGGACGTGGCGACGCTGAGCGCGAGCGCGACGACGCCCGCGGTGGGGGTGATTGTGGAGACCCATGAAACGGCGGCGGGATACGCGAGCGAGAAGGTGAGCGTGGCGATCCTGGGCGCGGTGAAGGGGACGGTGCCGATGCGGTGCGGCGGGACGATCACGAAGGGCGAGCTGGTGAAGCAGAACACGGACGGGACGGTGATCGCGGACGGCGCGGGGGCGCGGCAGGTGGTGGGGGTGGCGCTGGAGTCCGGGGAGGCGGGCGAGAACATCGAGGTGGCGGCGCGGACGCCGTTGTATTACGCATCATAACATTGAACAACCAACGAGAAAGGAACGACGAATATGAGTAGCAGAGCAGCAGCGAGCGCGAATCCGATACTGACGAATTACGCGCAAGGCCTGATGCAGGATCGCACCTCGGCGCTGGCCGAGTTTCTGGCGCCGACGGTGCTGGTGCCGGCGACGATCGGGCATTACAAAAAGTACGACGAAAAGAACCTCTACCAGGCGCTGGACACGGCGCGGGCGGTGGGCGGGACGGCGAAACGGATCGAGTTTGACGCCAGCGATCCGACATACAACTGCAAGCCGCAGGCGCTGGAGGTGACGATTGACGACTCGGAGCGGGACGCGGAGGGATCGCCGATCCTGCTGGAGCAGGCGAAGGCCACGGTGCTGGTCAATACCGCGGTGCTGAGTCACGAGGACAAGGTGCTGACGGCGGTGAAGGCCGGGGTGGCGGCGGTGGCCGACGCGGATCGGGGCAAGTGGTCCAGCGCGGACATTGACCCGATAGACCAGATAGACGAGCAGATCAACGCGATCGCATCCGCGACGGGGATGCTGCCGAACCGCATTTGCATGGGGTTGGGCGCGTGGTATCTGCTGCGGCGCAATCCGAAGGTGAAGGCGCGGGTGGCGGGGGTGAAGGTGGCGGGCTTCAGCTACCAGGACTTCGCGGCGTGCCTGTTGAACCCGGCGATTGAGATGCGGGTGGGGGTGCTGGTGAAAGACGCGAAGAAGTTCCCGGCGGCGAAGAGCGCGAGCCCGATCGCGGGCGACGAGTGCTTCATATTCTACGCCTCGGCGCAGCCGAGCACGTATGACCCGAGCTTTGCCAAGACCTTCATGGGCGGGCGGGGCGGCGTGGACAGCGTGCGGATGTATCGCGACGACCAGGCGCGGAGCGATGTGCTGGCGCTGGACTGGAGCGTGGACGTGCAGGTGGTGGCGACCGGAATGGTGCGCCGGCTGACGATCAGTTAACCCCTCGACAGAAAGGAAACGAAACGATGAAACGGAGAATGCAATGGATGAGCGCGGCGCTCGGGCTGTTATTGGCCGGGGCGGCGCAGGGACAGGTGACGATCGGGAACCCGGTGGTGCTGGCGAAAGACGTGGTGCTGACGAACGGTTCCACGACGACGATCAACCTGGACGCGGCGCTGCCGCAGAACCCGGCCTGGAGCGGGAACGTGCAACTGATGGCGATCGTGGGGCCGGCGAACGCGACCGCCACGCACACGGCGGCGAACTATTGCACCAACCTGGTGCTGAAGTTCGGCTGGGTGCTGGGAACGCACGCGACGACGGATGAGCCGTTCACCTGGTCAATTGCGACGGACCAGTTCGGGGCGTTGTCGGCGACGCCGCACACGGCGGATACGGTGGTCTGGACAAACCGGACGGGGATGGCGGGGATCACCGGCATCCGGCTGTTGAACGCGTCGCCGCGGTCCACGAACACCTACGGGCCGAAGGTGACAGTGTTAGTCGGAAGGCCGCAATAGGCTAAAGGCCCAACGCCCGGCGGCGGGTTTGCGTGTTTGACCGCCGCCGGGCCAGCTTTGAGCGAGCGCGTGAGATGAGCGAAAGCTGGGTAGAATTGATGGACGCGGACGTGATGCCGGCGAACAGCGCGGAGCGGATCGGCGTGGCGGCGGCGAAGGGG